CCTTCTTTGCTTAACCTTAGAACTCGTTGGTTTTCTTGTTTCCATTTATCCAATCCTTCCCAATCAAGAGGGACACAAAACTCATAAAGAATTTTACCCATTTTATTCATATAATATTTTGGGGGTTTTCTCTCTTTCATGCAAGAAAGATCAACTACACTCATGTATCCTCTACTTTTAGTAGGAATTCTTACATTGTTAAGAGCTGAATATACTCTTGCAGTTTTTGTAATAAATGCCCCTGGAACTACAAAAGAATCAATAATTACAGGATACAATTCTTCTCCATCGATACTAATTCGATCACCAAATACATCAATCACTTGAATTCACACTCCACCATTATTTCAGTTAAACAGGCAAGTAAGTTTATTTCCTGATCTGCCACAAATGCCATTTGATACTGATACTTAGCAAGCACAAGCACAGCAGCAGGAATACTATTCGGAACCAAGGAATCATAACAAGCATCGTAAATACGACGCAGTAGGACAGTAGTATCATTGTCCAGGTTATTGACAACCCATTTACGTACTTCGGGAAAATTCTTCTCTTTAAGGTTTTTAACCAGTTCATTGACTGCTACATCCGAAAAAGTTGCAAGAATACCAGAGTCGATTTTCCCACTTACAGAATATCTTTGGCATTCATTAAGAACACGTCTCCAATCAGGAAAGTGCTTATTGATTAATTCTACCAGGACCTTGTTATCATATTCAACACCTTCTGCATCCAAGATTTGTTGGATACGTTTGAAGAACTGTGCTGCAATACCCTGTCTTTCTTTTCCTTTGATTCCAAACTCGACGACGGCACACCGAGAATGTAAGGGTTCGAGGATTTTGTTTTTGTAGTTACAGGTAAAGATGAATCTGCAATTGCCAGCGAACTCCTCAATAAACGCCCGTAACAGGAGTTGTACATCGTTGGATGTGTTGTCAGCTTCGTCAATGATGATGACTTTGTGTTTAGAATCTGACGTAAGCGATACGGTCGAAGCAAAGTTTTTCGCATTATTTCTGACGGTATCAAGGAATCGTCCCTCATCGGATCCATTGATGACATAAACATCTACTCCAAGTTCTTTACATAATGCCTTTGCTACTGTTGTTTTACCGATGCCTGGAGGACCGGCAAGTAGCATATTAGGTATCTCTCCCTTATCTAGGAAAGATTGAAATGTCTTCTTCGTACTCTCAGGAAGAATACATTCTTCAATAGTTTGTGGTCGATACTTCTCAACCCAGATGAAGTTGCTCATAATCAAATCTACTTGTCCTTTAGTATACCACAACCTTTCGGTTCTGTGTCCAAATCCATACCCTGTCCTTGATTGTCCGTCTTTGGACTTCCCTCATTTTTCTTTTCAGTTTTTTGAAATGAAACTCTTTTGTATCTGTTAGCAAATATGTCTGGACACCAATAAGTTACAATCCAATTAACGGTAGGATTTAGTTCCATATGTTTCTCAACACTATGTTTCATAATACCTATTTGAATGTATCCATCGTGCATAATACATCCACCACTCTCTAATGAATAAAGATAAAGTGTTTTTATTTTTTCTTCTTTCACTCTACACCCATTCAGGTTTACGATTTGGCAGTCTCAAGTAATTATCGCATACCCATGGTTTAGATGCAATATACATCTTATATGCTTCGATGGTACTTATATTCATATCAAACTTAAACTCTTCAGGCATTGCACGAACAAAAGGAGTGAGTTCTGATTGATGAATAGCATCTAATGGGAAGATCTTATTTGCATGTGCGAGAGTATGAAGACATGAATGAATTTTTCCATAACGATTAGAATACTCTTCACATAATGCAAGACCGTGCCGGATCAACCATCGGGCATTTGCGGCAGTTTCGTTTGCCCATATTGTGCAGGGGTGATTGCGGAAAGCACCCTTATCGGTCGCATATGGGGTTCCATCGGTCTTAGGGAGAGTTCCATATCCGTGCCCCCATTTGTCTGAGGCAACGATAGAGAGCATCTGACAGCACTCTAGGGGCATCTTGACGATGTGCTTATCAGGAAGAACCTGTGCCGACTTGACTGGACTTTCATCCGTCACAAAAATATTCATGTTAAGAGTTTGCTAAAACTGATTGCCAGTAGGAACATAAGCATTATAACCACATCCCAAGATTTTGTCCTTATAAAGTAAGGAACTGAAATCATATCAGCAACAAAGTGAAGCATCACTCCAAGAGTTATATTGATATGAAGAACAACAAAATATGCAGTAATCACTAGAATACTACCAGTTATTCTCATTGGGACATCAACTTTGGTCATTTCAAAGGTCGAGTAAAGATTTCAGATACAATGTCTGTTGCACCCATTGCCTCATACATATAAGTCGCACCGGATCGTGGATTTGTATGGTCTCCACATGTAAAAACATCACATACTGCCATACCATTCTCCGGCCATGTATGAATACTAATGTGAGACTCGGCAAGAAGTGCTATGGCAGTTACACCATGAGGATCAAACTTATGTGATGAAATATTCAGCAATGTGCTTTCGGCAAGGTTTGATGCATTTGCCAGCACATTGCGAATGTGTGCTTCATCATCTAATAATCCATATGGACACCCCTTAAGGGTGAAGAGAATATGTCTCATCCGAATGTTGAATCAGGTTCCAGAGCAATATAATACTTGAGATTGTGTTGTGTGTTTGTGAACTGTGACAGAAGTTTAGAGGAGACTACTACCTCATAGGCACCAGGAATAATCTTGATGTTTTCTACCTTAAAGTTAAATTCAAACTCATCACTGGTCTCACCAACAACAATGGCATATTCGTTAGAAGTATCATTCTTCTTATCACGAACCACCAGTTTGATGACACCATTCTCACCAATCGCAGACATATCAGGCAGTTGATATACTGCTGCTGCTTTGGTCAATTTTTCAAGTGTTACACTATCCAACTGGAAACATACATCTTGAGATGGCAATGTAATCTCCTTCTCCGGAGGAGCAATAATTACATTTGGATCGGCAAAGAAATACTTCACGCGACGTTTGCCTTCTTTGATACTCAAGTAACTGTCTTGATTGAAATCAAGGTCAGGATCCTGATGAAGACTCAAACCGTTCAAGAATTGATTGAGATCATAAATTGCAAAGTCCCGTGGGAAATCTTCTTTGATTTCTGCTTCGGCAAGAATGTTCTTTGCCACAGAGATAGTGCGAAGTTTGTTGCCTTGCTTTACAAGAATAGAGTTATTGATACCCGCAAAGTTCTTGAGGATAGCAAGTGCATTGTCAGACAGTTTCATTGTGTATTCTTTGAGTTTCATTATTATTGAGGGTAGATTTCACGATTTGCATTCTTATCATTGAAATGCATTAGAAGAACAGCATAGTGGAGAATCTTAATTATATCACGACGTGCCGTGCCTTTCTTATCATATCGTGATGCATACTTAAGAATATTAGATCTACAGAATGCTTCACCATCACCACAAGCTTCAATCAAATCCAGTGTTTGAATTTTATCATCACCAGCAGAGTAATGTTGTCTGTAAGTTCCTCTAATATATTCAAGAAGTTCTTTTACAATTTCCTCTTCATTATATTTAAAAGGAGTTGCTGATGAACTAGTAATATCAATATTACCACTTGATATATTTAAATTAATGTGGTCTTGACCTTCGGCACCTCGAAGGTGAGTACCTATGTTCAAAGTGTTGTCATCCATTTTTAAAATTTCATCGTATAGCATGGACCAAGAGTTAGTCATAACTTATTATATCAAATATTTGCTCCACCGTCAATCACATAAATGCGATCACTTTCTACAGGCATCACAAAGTCGGCATCCACTTTGTCATAGAGTTCCAAGAATGATTGTTTGGTCTCATCATCAAAACGACTTACACAAACTTGAATTGATTTTGCTTTATCTTTGAAGATGCTGAAAGCACGGATGATATGAACCAAACGACGGGTGCTGATAATTTCATCAATACCTCCATCATAGAAAGTTTTGCGAATAATGTCTGCCCAGTCAACAAGACGTTTGCAGAAGTCACGATCTTCCACTCCAAGATCCAAAGCAATACCCTCAAGGATTTTCTGTTCAGTCGCAGGAGTAGGATACGTCTGCTCAAACGTTACTGGGAAACGTTCCAAGAATGCTTCGTTGAGAACATTAGTGCCGATAAAACGACCATCATCAGAACCTTTACCTTTTGTGTTCGCAGTGGCAAATACATTGAAACCTTTTGTTGGTTTTACATACTTACCAATTTTTTTCAAGAACACACCTTTACCTTCAAGGATGGACTGGAGACAGAGGATTTTGTTAGAAGCAAGGTCAACTTCATCGAGTAACAGGATTGCTCCTCTCTGGAGTGCTTCAGTGACAGGTCCGTTATGCCAAACAGTTGCCCCATCGACAAGACGGAAACCACCAATAAGATCGTCTTCATCAGTCTCAATAGTAATGTTTACACGAATCAGTTCACGTCCAAGTTGAGCACAAGCTTGCTCTACAGACAACGTTTTACCATTACCCGAAAGACCCGTAATAAACGTTGGATAAAAAAGATTGGACTGAATAATTTTTTTAAGATCACCAAAGTTACCAAACTTGACGAAAGTATCATCTTTATCAGGAATCAAATTTTGCTCAATAGTAGGCATGGCAGGAGGTGCCTGATAAGTTTTCTCAAGTTTTTCCTGAATGGTCAGGTTCCACTTACCACGACCAACTTTATAATCAGCAATTTTATTTGTAACTGTCTGATAGTTGGATCCATTCATCGCACACCAAGCACGAATATCAGCACCCGTCACAGACTCTCCATAAAGTTCCCGTAAAGAAGTGCGGATATAATCAGCAGAAAGAGACATGATCTTGTTTTCTTTGTTTCAACTGAAGTTATTATACAAGAAAAAAGGGGTCTTGACGACCCCCAGTGGACAGTTTAAGAATTGGTCAGATGCTCTTTCAACTCTTTAACCATCTTTCTGCGAGAGTGTCTTTTATCCAACTCAATACCAAGAGTTCTACCATATTCTTCAAGTTCATCCTTACTCATTTCATCGATAGAAACATCACTCTCATACGATAAAGTTTCGACAGATTCTTCCACAACTTCTTCTGCAACAATGGGATCAGGAGCAATTGCTTCTGCCGGTTCTGAAGGAACTGCAACTGGAGTAGGTTGTGCAGGTGCTGCTGGCACATTTCCAATCATTTTTGAAAACATTGACATTCTTAATACCTAATATTATTTAAAAATATTTATCAAGCAATAAGTCCAACAAACTCATTTAAGATTTTCTTATTCATTTTTTTACCCTTCAAACTCTTCATGAAAGATTTTTTGATTTGAGTTTTAGAAGCATCTTCTGATACATCAAATTCAGATTCACTTGCAAGAGTTGTTGCTGAAAGTGCAATATAAGAATGATATCCAGAATTTTTGATAGCAAATGATCTTTGTTTTTTCCACTGGTTTTGAATCTTAGTTCTCAATTCATGTTCTTTATAAGTGTAACGACTAATAAAACGATTAGAATCACGAGACTCAAGAACACGAATACCAATAAAATTAGTATCAATAAAATTGTCTCTCAAATTTTGAATCAAAATATCAGTGTAGTCATCCCAAATAGAATCCAAAGAATAAGTGTTTCCTGTTTTACGATCACGAAGATAACAATTATCACCAATTCTTCCAAGTCCAATAAAAGGTTCAAACTCCCATGAACGTTGAATCTCACGATGATAAGTAAGTCCATAACCCTCACCATCACTCAATACGACACACTGAACTTTTTGGACTTTAGTATTTTTCTTGAACTGTGGAATGATTTGATGAAGTGCAATCATCGTTTCATTCAAGGGAGTTCCGGACAATCCCATTCCAACAGGCATAGGATATCTTCCACCGAAAGTAATATATTGTGCAAGACGGAACATATTTTTCAGTTGTTTTTCTAAAGTTTTAGAATTGACTTTATGAGACAAAATATTCATCAAAGAAAACTGTTCTCCAACCTGCATCAAACCATCTTTTTTCTCATATGGTCTTTTGCGACAAAGTTGTTCTCCATCATCACTTACTAATGGATACTCATTCGTAAATGCATACACCTCAAATGGAATAGAAACTTTCTTACAGAACCATACAAGATTGAATAATTGTTTCATAGTATCCATCATTACATGGGTCATAGAACCAGACCAATCAAGAATAAAAATCAATCCATGGTCTTTACCATCGGCAAGTGTGGTTACTTTCTTGAACAAGTCTTCGTTGTATTTGTAGGTGTGGAGTTTAGAGCAGTCCAAAACTCCAGTGCGACTAGTAGTAGCACGAGCATAGCTATTAGCAGATTTTCTACATTCGAATTCTTTGACAAGATAATTTACCTCTTTCTGTGCTGATTTTTTAAATTTCATAAACTCACCATCAACATAATCAAACAGATAAGGATCGTGAGGATTGTCCCAGAGTTCATCACATCTCTCATGAATCTCTTTATTTGGAACAATAATATCATCAAGATCGACTTGAGGAAGTTCTACATAAACATTCTCAATTCCATCCATGGATGCAAGTTTTTTGATTGCATCCTGTAATGAATCCATCGTATCGACTTTAGGTTCAGGATTAGTTTCTCCACCCTGACGAACATGCTCGGTGTCTTGCTCGGC